GAAAGATCGGAATGCCCGAAACGACGAGGTTCGGGAAGCTCGACCGCACCGCGGTATCCATCGTGTAGGTCGAGCCGGGATTGACGAACACCTGCTCGGTGCCGATGAAGTCGTTGTTGAGCGTAGCGTAGTCGCCAGGCGCCATCACCACAAAGGTCGGCGCCTCGCCGCCCGCATTGTTGGTGATGTACGAGAGCAGCGTCGCCATGTTCTTGCGGGTAAAGCCCGATGAGAACGAGAAGTTGCCTGACGCGGTGCTGTTCGTGCTGATATACTGGCCCTGGAAGGCCGAGTTGCCTTGCGCGTTACGGTTGATGCCGCCGTAGTTCGGGACGTTCGTGCCGTTGTCGAAGGCGTCGTAGAAGCTGTTTGGATACAGGCTGTTCGCGGTGTTGTTCGAAAACAGGAGCGAGGCGAAATTCTGCTTGGTCACCGCCGCAACATCGTTCATGCGGGCTTTCAGGAGAGAGATTTCCCGATCGGTGGCCTGGATGATCGTCTCACCGAAGGGCAACGGGACCGGCACAACCCAGTACGCCAGATTCCATTGGCCGTTCTGAATCGCGGGGATGATCTGCGGTGAGTTGAAACCGCCACCGTAACCGGTGAACTGCCCTTGCACCATGCTTTGAGCTTGCATGGGTATTGTAATTTGGTTGAGGCCGCCCGCAGCTTTTTGGGCGTTCCCCATCATGTAAAACAGCGTCGGGGAACCGAAGTATATTTGAACAAACAATCTGGGCACAAAAGCCCTTCTCGTTGTGGAGGCAAGTTCCGTGTACAAACTGCCCGCTGCGGGCGCAATACCGATGCCGGGAAGTGGCAAGCTAGCCTCCTATACAAATAACTCAGCGCCGGTTATCGGCCACGAAACTCTTTCAACGATTTCATCGCCTGGTTCATGACAAGCGACTCGCTCTCACCCTTGGTCTCCAAGAGCTTTTTGGTGTAGTCCGAGTCCTGCTCCGAAGGATTGGTGAAGTCCCAGCCGCCAAAGCTGGACGACGGCGTGGCCGGCACGACCTGCGCGCCGTGCAATTTCTCGTACACGGCAGCGGCATGAACCGGATCGAGAATGCCTTCCTTCTCGCGGAACTCGTCGAGCGCCTTGAGACCGTCTGCGGTCCAGCCTTCGGCCTTCAGCTTGGCATTGCCCTTCTCGACCTTATCGGCAAGCGCCGCCAGCTTGGAATTCTTCTCAGTCTCAGCCTTTTCCTCAGCGAGCGACTTCTTCAGTTCGGCAATCTCGGTGTGCAGCTTCTCAATCGGCTCGTTGGTCTGCTTGTGAGCATCAAGCCGCGGCGTCGGCGCATCCGGCTCGACGAGCTTTCGCGCTCGCTCGATGAGCAAGGCGGCATCGGGATGCGCCATCAACTTGCGAACGGCAGCAATGGTCTGCTGCCCATTGTTGAATTCGGTCTCATCGACCTCGATAACTTTCGCCATGACTTACTTCCCGCCCGTGGTCGAGCCGGAATTGGGAACGTGGCTGATGGTCAGCGCGCCCGACTTGTCCTGCGCCGGCAGATGGCTTTTCCGGCCGCCGATCTCGTTCACATCGAGATCGACGCGCACGGTCTGATCGTCAGCTTTCATCGGGATCGTCTTGGCACTATTTTGGAAGATGTTCACCATCACTTGTCTCCTGATTTTCTTCGAACCGCCCCGCGCTGGGTATTCTGAACGTCCATCTCGCGCGTCACGCGCAAGCCCGGCAGGAACATCTCTGCTCGCGGATCAACCGCCGCGCTGACAACCTGATCGGTCGTGCAGCAGATATCCTCGGGCACCTCGGTCTTGAAAATGCTCATGCGGCCATCGGCGGTTTTGGCTGTGGTTGGGCGCCCCCGCCCCCTTGCATCTGCATCGCCTTGAGCGCTTGCATCTGCTGATTGTTCTGGCCTTGCTTCATCGCCGTCGCTTCAAGCTGGTTGCGATTGGCGGCGGGCGTCATCGTTCCGGCCGGCACGAACTTCGCCAGCTTCTTGATCATGTCGAGGATGGCTTGCCCCGGCTCCGAACTGGCGCCGACAAGAGGAAGCGCATCGGTCAGACTCTGGAGAGCAGCCCCCAGCTTTTGCAGCCCGGCCGCCTCGTGCCCACGGTTCGGCGTCGGCGAAACGGCCGGCGTCGAACCAAAAGGTGCTTGGGGCTGTGCAGGTTGGCCGGGTACTTGGCCGGGGGTGCCTTCAGGCATGGGCTTACTTGCGGCCCTTGCGATGCTTGCGCTTGTTGCGGGAAAACATGCGATGTCCCTTTCAAGGTTGCTTCGCGTCAGGCACCCACCATTAGGCACCGACGTTCGCACCTTGCTTTAGCCACCTTGCCAAACCTATTGTTCTGAAGTAGTTTATTCTGCATGTCTCTATTCCATTCTGCGGCGTTGCGGAACACAGCACATGGCTAAAAACGATTCGTCGGATTTTTTGACGTGCAAGGAAGCCGCCCATTTCATCCGAATGAACGTCAACAGTTTTTATCAGATGATGCGCCGCAAAGGCGGGCCACCGGTCATAAAATTAAGTTTGACGCGCGCCAGAGTCCCGCGAGCAGAATTCATGAAATGGTTGGAAAGCAAAAAACTTAATGGAGAAAAACGTGCATAGTGTAACCGTAGTCCTCGGCCCCGCCTCGTGGCGCTTTCTGTTCAAATCCAAGGAAGCCGCAATGAAGCACGCGAACTTCCGCACCGATCATCCCACTCAGGACACGATCATCACCGACGACTTCGGCCAGCACGCCGAAATTCGTTCGGCTTCCATCCACGGTATTATGATCGAGGATCTGAACGAGACCAAACTGGTCGCCGTCGAGATGATGCTGCACGATGCGCGAGTTCGAGCGTCGGCACAGCAGCGGGCACAAAGCGATACTCAGTTACGTGCTACTCAACGCGGGCCATCTGTGCTCACTCCGATAGGCGGTGGAATGAACGGCGTAGGCTGATGTCTTATCCAGCATTCTATTGCACCCAGACTCTCCTTGGAGGAAAGCCTGACATAAACCGTCGCACAATTTATGCGGATGATACCGCATTGAAAGTAAAAACATTCAACCGCGAGATGAATCCTTGGACACCAGAAATGCAGGCAGAAGTAGACCGCGAGCTTAAATCGCTAAATGATCTTGCTGGAATACCGCGAAAGATACTGCCAAATGGCATGGTCGTAGTTTACGGACCAAAGCCAAAAAGGCAGTAGATTTATTTGTGGTGCCCGCCACCTTTCAGGGACTTGATCGCCGCCTCAGGGTCGATCTTGAGTAGCTGCTCAAACATAGCCTTCTCCCCTTCCTGTTTCTTTCGGAACGCTTGAATCGCGGTCTCTTTGTTCGGGGTATCCGTATTGTTGATGACGTATTCTCCATCGACGATGCCTCGTGCGTTGAGCGCAAGCACCAATTGAGCGTTTTCGTCGGCGAAAATCGGCGACGACGAGTGACTGTCAACAGTAACGCGCCAATCATCCGGCAAATCCGACAGCAAGAACTTGGTATTCTCGATGTCCTCGATCGGTTTATCCGCCTTGGTCCAGTAATAGCGGTCCTCTTTCAGCTCCATGAGGGTCAAAGTGAGGTCCGCGGCGGCAGCGCACTGCTGTTCGACCAGCAATGAGCGGTCGCGCAGGTCCGGCGAGGCGGTTTTCATCAAAGTGTTGGCGTGCGAACCCGCGCGCACACCCGGTTCGCCCTGCCCCTGCATGATCGGCGGGAAACCGAGAATGACGTTGATCTGCTCCATCAGCCATTTGACCATCGGCAGCAGTTGCTCGGGGAATTTTGGGGTCAAATCCTCGATTTTCGACCCCGGCCCCATATTCATGTAACCGGCCATGCGCGCCTGAGCATAAAGCTCGTCGGTCATGCCATTTTCGCCGGAAATACCGAGGAATTTATCGATCTGCAAGCCAACGAGACGCTTGGCATCATCACACCATGTCGCCAAAAGCTGCTGCGGCTCGATCACATCGACCAATTCCGACCGACCCCATATCCAATCGCTGGTCTCGTTGGGCTGAATGATGCGGTAAGGCTGCAAGCGCGAGTTCGCGGCGAGCAGATTGCCCTTTTTCATCACCACATCGACTTTATCGACGCGAGTATACAGCGGCGTGATTATGATATCAGGCTCGATCATCTGGATCGTAACCCAATCTTCCTCGGTACGGACCCACAACTCATGCATCTGGGCCACGTCGGGCGCGATCGTCGGCCCCATCAGCGCATAATTCGGATCGCTATTGAGCTGGACAATACCGCCAGGCACCGGGCTGACCATACCTTGCACGCCAGTATTCAGTTGCGAAGTGGACAGCACCTGATGGAAAAACGAATTAGGCTCGGAACCAGCATCGCCGCGCTGAGTATGCGACTTGATTCGAAAGAAAAGTTCTTCTGCCTTGGGGAATTTCCAGATGCGTTGCCACACCTCGGGCAGCGTGAGCGTCATCGTCTCGCATATTGCATCCTGCTCATCGAGACCACGATCCTCGCGGTACACGCCCATATTCCAGGGCATCACCAGCTTATCTTTGTAGGTCGGATGATCGTCGGTATCGAGCGTCACCCACTGCTTGAGGAAGGTGGCGCCATATTTCAAAGACTCGAAGCAACCGCGGCCGAAGGTATTGCCCGTCCCGTTACGCTCCCAGTTCAGCGTGAGCTGCTTAGCCACTTGCTGACCGCGCTCGTAAGCATTGGCAGGCTGCGGGTGATCGAAGCTGAGCGAGAATTTCAACTCGACCGGACTGAAAAGGTGCGCCGCCGTCCGCTTCAAGGACGGATTCATCATATTCACAAGCGCTTTGGTGCCGTCGTACTTGCCGGTCTCGGCAATGGCATTGAGCAGGCGGTAGTATGACTTGCGCATCCCGACGCTGACGCGACATTGCTCGATCAGCTCATTGGAGAAGGCGATGAGCTTTTGACGGTCGTCAGGAATTCCACCAGGGATCATCTATGAGCCAAATGTGGTATCGAACTTTGTACTGCCTGCATGGCCTTGATGCCGGCATAACCTGTCGAAGCGCCGACGCGAGCATGTTGCTGATCGCCAAAACCGACCGGCATCCCATTGGCTTTCATTCGATCCATTTGCCGAGTCACGTCGTTGACCACCGGCATGGCTGCGATCTCGCCCTCGCGGGTATTATCGCGAATATTCGTCACCTTGAGATGCGACATCTCCGAGACTGGCACGCCGGCCATGTCGGCGGCCATTTGTGCGCGGACTGCTGACGAATCTTCGAGTTGACGATAGCAGCCATCGGTTGCTTTGGTCTTGGCACTGCCGATGAACGGCGCGGCAATTACGATCACCCCGTCCTCGTCCACCTCGGTATCGCGCTTCTTGGCCACGTAGCCGCAGCCCTTTAGCGGGCAGCGCTCGGGCAAGTCGATAGCCGGGTCCCATGGAAAGGCTTTGCGGCAGCCGGGGCAGCGGATTTGGAATTTAGCCATTAGCGGTAGCGCCAATTCTGTCTCATTGCCTGCCTTTGCGCGGTCAGTCGATCCATCCGCTTCGCCTTGAAAAACTGGCTCAACTGATTCTGTTGGAATAGATACACCTGATCGGTCAAGGTCAGCCTCTGTCGCGCTGCTTCCGCGTCTCTGGTCCGGTTGGTATTGATCAACGTCCGTCTGACTTTTTCTTCCCAGCAGTGGACGGCGAAGGCCGAAGCCATCACCCGATCGTCTTGGCTCCCGCTCGGCACCCCGATGATATCGCCGTCGTCCTTGTCGCGCTCGACAACCCGCATTTCCTCCACGAGTTCGTGCGATCGGATGCGAAACTTACTGGAATTGACTACGTTCCGCAACTGCTCCAGCATCGAACTTTTCGTCTGCCGAGTAGTCTTGATGTGGTAATTAGCCCCCGCGCCCATCGAGTCGGCGCGGTTATAGACGTAGGTCCGCACATTGCGGAACACGTCTTGCAGCCCCTTTTCCTTGACTTCCTTGGGCTGGTAGCCATTCTCCAACTGGAATTTAAGACTCTTGAGCGCGGTGAAAACCGCCATGCCGGGGCCGTTAAGTTCGAGTGCGTAGCGCACCTCGGAATCGACGCCGCCGTACCAGCCCAAAAGGCTGGCGAGCACATAAGCCAAATGCTCGGCCGAGATGAGAGGCCAGGCGTACTCGGCCACCTGATCGAGACCATCGGCGTAACAGCGACACACCTCGATACAGGAGCGCGCGTTGGACTCCGACGTACCGAAGGCAGGGTCGCAGGCGATCACATAGGACGCGCCGTTAGCCGGCGGCTCCCAAACCTTCAGCTCAACCATCTTCGCGTTGGGTGCTTTCAAGACTTGCGTGTACGCAAATTCGTCGAGCACGATGTACATATAAGTCTTGAAGTCGTCGCTGATGTTCGAGGCGTATTGCTCGGTCAGCTTCTCGGGAGGGAAGAATACGGAGCCGGTGACTTGCCAGGCTTCGTCCTCGTCCCACGGCTGCTCCTGGATACGGAATGGATCGCCTTCGAACTCTGGGTTAGCATCTCCTTCTGCGTGCGCAGTCGGATCCATGCGGCGGCGGATCCAAGCAAGTTGCGACGGCGTGATGTCGTGTCCATACATCTCTTTCACTTTTTTGATCTTCGCTGCTTCCTTCTCGGACGGCGGATATGAACCGTACACGGCAAAATCGCGATGCTCTTCGGGAATCATCTGCGATTCCTTGGACCACCAGCCAAGGAAGATGCACTTGCAATGAAGATCATCGGCACGAGCTTGGACCCACATGGATTTCCATTTGTTAGGTCCACGCGCAGTTGATTCGTAGATATAAAGACGATCAGGATTTGAATCGGACAAAGAATTTTCGAACGCTTCCAAACCTTCATCGTTATCGAAGGAACATAATTCGGATAAGGTTGCGAGAGACAAACCGACCGATCGACCCAATGTCCCGCTGGACTTAGATTTCTTAACGCCAGCCGACTTGAACAAAATCTTGGAGTCGTTGATGAGGGTCAAACCCTCGCGGTTGCCCTCGCCAGTCCCGCGCACCTTGGGAAATTTCAACGAAGCGGGCAGATCGCGGATCATCGTGACCAGTTCGGCCCGCGCGTTCTCGCGGTTAGCGGCAGTATCGAACACCAGCGCGCCGGATAAACCCCGGTTAATGCCAAGCAGGAAAACGGTCAGCGCGCGGACGAGGGTTGAAATACCCAATTGACGGCTTTTAAGCACAAAAATTTTATGCACGTCATCTTCGAGTGCATCGAAGATTTGAGTGATGGTACGCCGCTGGCCGTCGTACAGATGCTCGCCAAGGCAAATGTGGCCGAGATCGCGAGAATTAAGATAGCATTTGTTAAGAAATTGGTAAAAACCTCGCTCTACAGCGAGGCGCTTTGATCTTGACCAGCCAGACATGCTACAAGGCTAACATGGAACTTTTCGGCAACCAAGGTGTTATTGCGCCATGCATCCTCTCATAGCCCTACTCGTCCCGATCATCGTCATCATCGGCGTCGCCCTGATCATCTGGTACGTCGCCGAACGGTTCTCGCCCGATCCGCTTATCACCAAGATCGTTCAAATTGTGCTATTTATCGTGGTGCTGGTCGTGATCATCACCAAGCTTTTACCATTGCTTGGATTGAGCTAACGCGCCCCAAATCCTCGCGCTTGAAGCTTCTTCTGATCGCTGTCGTGAATCGCGGTCTGGATGCGCGTGAGGATCGTAGCCCAGAACTGACCTTCGTCCTCAGCAGCATCGAGCATTAGAAGTTCGAGCGCTTTGCCGCCGCCGGGAGGGACCAGCACGCAGGCACCGCCGAAGTGAGCATCCGCATTGTGCTGGATGCGTTCGGCCATTTTGGTAAAGGGTTCAGATACGGCGGTAGGCATAAATTGGTTTTATCTCACTGTTAATGAATTGCCCAACTGACGCGGCATTCGAGCAACTGACTGCAACATCTTCGGGTACGCCGGAATATTCGCCTTGGCTACCATTGGACCACGTTACCACCATAGCTTCGCGGTCGGCATCATATCCAATCGATTGTACCATAGTCGAATAGACTGATTTCTCCCAGGTCATCGTCGCCGCCTACGTTTTCGTTGGTGACCCGTTTCATTTTCAAGACCAAGGAGATCGTTTACCGCATCTAAAAAAGCGTGACGAGCTTCCACGCATACCCGCCACATCGGAGCATTTTCCTGACGCGGATCGTCGTTTTCCTCCATCCACACCAGAACTTCCTCGCGTGCCAGTCTCGCTTCAATAGCCAGCTTGCCAATTCTACGCTCATCCTCTGGC